GATTTAGATAAACTACGAGAGCAGTTAGAAATTGACGAGGGTGTAGTTCATGAAATTTATCTCGACCATCTTGGTTATCCTACTTTTGGTATTGGTCATCTTGTTACGGAATCTGACCCAGAGAACGGACTTGCAGTGGGGACCGCCGTTGATGCTGACAGATGCATTGAAGCCTTCGAGTCGGATATCCAAACAGTCCTGTCAGACTGCAACAAACTTTACTCAGACTTTGACAGTCTGCCAGAAGAAGCTCAACAAATAATTGCAAACATGATGTTTAATCTCGGATATCCTAGGTTATCAAATTTTCGTGGTATGAAAGCTGGTGTTGATGCACGTGACTGGAATCGTGCTGCTGATGAGATGGTAGACAGTCGTTGGTATAATCAAGTTGGTGCTAGAGCAGAAAGACTTGTTGACCGGATGAGAGAAATCAAATAGAATAGGCTAATGAGCAACTTAGACTTAAATTACTACTGCAGAGTTTATGATAACTTTCTTGATGCAGATCTCTGTGATTTCTACGTCAATGAGTTTGAAAGACTTTTAGTTGATGAAGCTGAAAAAATTGAAAAATATAAAATCTGTAAAGCTGCAACAAGACCTGATGGTACCACATACTGTGGTGCATGCAACTGCCAACGGCTAGACCCAATGCAGCACGAGGTGTTCAATGAAACTAACAAACAAATTTTGTTTGAAAAAATACCATTGCTGCACGATAGATACAAAGAAGATTATAATTTACACGCCGCTCAGTTTCCTAAATCATATTCTGTTGAAGCACTGAGAATGAAACGTGTGTTAAGAGAAGATGGTTCATCAACAGCACAACAGTTCACTGAACATGTTGATGTAAGCTCTTGGGCAAAAGGTAAAAGATTTTTAGCAATTTTAATTTATTTAAATGATGATTTTGGTGGTGGTGAAACTGTATTTCCTACGTTTGGCGATTCTATCAAACCTAAGAAAGGCTCGGTACTCGTTTTTCCCCCGTATTGGTGTTACCTGCATGCAGGTAGACCGTTGACTGATTACGGATATGCAAAGTATTATATGTTATCATTCTTAAACTATAATGATACTTTCAATGATGTTACTGCAATGTCAACGAACATATCTGTTGATAATTATCTCAAAGCCTTTAACGATGGTGCTATAAAAAGCAAATGACTAAATTTTATACTGGTGCATTTACGTTCCACGGAATGTCTCGAGACAGTGATCCGAGGGCTGCTGAAATCTATTCGCATAAGGGACGAACCGATTTAATTTATTATACGTATTACGAAGATGGTAAAAAACATCACGTAAAGGAGAAAATTAAACCGTATATGTTTCTTGAGGAAAAGGATCTGCTTCATGTAAATGGATTTATTGAAGCTGAAAGATCGTTTTCATCATACGACGGAAAGCCTTTGTGGCGTGTTGATTTTAAATCAATAAGAGATTATAAAAGTCAACGAAGAAGCGACAAAGATATTATGAGATTCAGAACATGGTATGGATCAGAGAACTGGAACTATGTTTTTCTGAATGACCATTATCCTGGTGAAGTTAATTATGACGTGACAAAACTTGTTATTGCTAATATCGATATCGAGGTAGCTGCTGATGAAGGCTTTCCTGTAATTGAGGATGCATCTAAACCAGTTACAGCAATAACAATGAAGGTCAATGATTTAATTATTGTGTTTGGTTGTGATCAGTTTACTACTGATCGTGAAGACATAAAGTATGTCTTGTGTGAAGATGAAAATGATCTGCTTCAAAAGTTTATTCAGATTTTTAGAAACTATGATCCAGACATCATTACTGGTTGGAACGTAGAATATTTTGATATTCCATATCTTTTGTATAGAATAAAGAATACTCTTGGTTTTGAATATTGTACAAAACTAAGTCCGTTTGATTGTATTGGTATTAAGAAAGTTGGTAGAGATCAAAATAACAAACCAATTGAACGGCCTGAGATTATTGGTATTAATGTTCTTGACTATCTTGCATTGTATAGAAAGTTTACATATGTCCAACAAGAGAGCTACTCACTGGACAATATATCATTTGTACATCTCGGTGAGAAGAAACTAGACTACAGTGAACATGATGGTCTAATGTCATTGTATAAAAATGACTATCAAAAGTTTATTGAGTATAATATTAGAGACGTTGAGCTTGTTGATGAACTAGACAAACATCTTGGCTTACTTGATCTTGTGTATGCACTAGCCTATGATGGTAAAGTTAACTTCTCTGACACTCTTACATCTGTTAGAATGTGGGATATGATTATTCATAACCATCTCTATAGTAAGAAGATCGCAATTGATCCTTTTGTAAAGAAACCTAAAGAACGTCTTGTTGAAGGTGCTTACGTAAAAGATCCTCAAGTTGGAATGCATAAGTGGGTTGTATCTTTCGACTTGAATAGTCTGTACCCACACTTGATCATGCAATATAATATTGGTCCGGACACATATCAAGGTCAAGTGCCTGGTCATTTAGTCAAGTATGTGTCTGTAAATAGTATCATTAAAGGAGCATATGATACTCCCGAAGTTAAGAAATATATGAAAGATCATAATGTTACTATATGTGGATCTGGTGCAATGTACACGAGAGACTTTAAAGGTTTCTTGCCTGAAATGATGTACAAGTTGTATAATGACAGATCTATCATTAAAGATAAAATGTTGAAGATAAAACAAGAAGCTGAAGATTCAAAAGAAGATAGATCATCTGAAATTGCTAAACTAGATAATATGCAGATGGCTAGAAAGATTCAACTCAATTCTGTTTATGGTGCACTCGGAAACGAATATTTTAGATGGTTTGATATTAAGTATGCTGAATCGATTACTCTATCTGGTCAGCTTTCAATAAAATGGATGGAGAAGCATATAAATGAATATCTTAACAAAATGCTTGAGACGGACAACATTGACTACGTTATTGCTTGCGATACCGACTCGATGTACATTACTCTTGACCGGTTGGTTAATAAAGTATTTAAAGATAGAGAAGTTACACAGGGGGATATTGTGTCCTGGCTTGATGTGGCGGCTAGAGAGGGATTTGAACCGTTTATTGATAAAACTTTTACAAACCTTGCTAAGATGGTCAATGCCTACGAACAAAAAATGGTAATGAAGCGTGAGGCAATTGCTGACAAAGGTATGTGGACAGCAAAGAAACGATATGCTCTTCATGTTCATTCAATGGAGAGTGTTAGGTTTTCAGAACCACAATTGAAGATACAAGGTCTTGAGACTCAACGTTCATCTGTACCTGCAATTTGTCGATCAAAGATGAAAGAAGCTATTAAACTAATTATGGAAAAGGATGAGAAGTCTCTGATAGATTTCGTTGAAGATTTTCGTAATGAATTTAAGAATTTACAATTTGAAGACGTTGCCTTCCCTCGGGGAGTTCGAGGATTAAATAAATATAAAAGTACTGATACAATTTATGGTAAAGGTACACCGATTCACGTACGTGGAGCTTTAGTTTTTAATCACTTATTAGTAGAGAAGAATTTACTTTCGAAGTACAATCCTGTATTTGAAGGTGATAAAATTAAGTTCTGCTATTTAACACTACCAAACCCAGCTAGAGAAAATGTAATTGCTGCTGTTAATAGTTTACCGAGACAATTGGATATCCATCCATACATAGACTACCAGATGCAATTTGAAAAGAGCTTTTTGGAACCAATGAGAACGATTGCTGAAACAATCCAATGGAGACTGGAACGTGGTGGTGCAACACTGGAGGATTTTTTCTGATGGTAAATAAAAGTTTTGATTTTGATTTTGGCTTTACAGCAATGGATGCTGATGAGCTTGATGCAGTTCAAACAACCAAAGAAGAAGCAACACAAGCAACTGCAACAGCGTTGTCTTTACAAGACAAATGTGATACACTATACAATATGATTATGCCGCTTCTTAATAATTTACAAAAGAACCCAACAAAAGAATATATCTATTGGCCTAATCGCAATGATAAGGTTGAAGAATTTCGTGACAAATTAACGGAGATTTATACAGGATGAGTGACTTTTTTCGTAATTTAGCTGAGGACATCAAGGATGAAGATACATCCATTGCAGCAGATGGACTTAGCTCGGGTGAATATACTGGAACAATTGATACAGGTTCTTATGTTCTCAATGCTGTATTATCTGGCAGTGTGTATGGTGGTGTACCTAATAATAAAGTAACAGCATTTGCCGGTGAGTCTGCTACTGGCAAAACGTTTTTT